CATGAGTAGCGACGAAGTGATAGAAGGGGAACTTGTCAGTGAGTAAGCTTAGGTTTTTCCAGTTGTCAGAGTTTGACTGTCAAGAAACAGGTGAAAACCGGATGGAACCTGAGTTCCTAGAGAAACTAGACGCCTTACGGGCTGCTTGTAACTTCCCTTTTATCATCACAAGTGGCTACAGGCATCCTACTAAGCACCCTATTGAAGCAGCAAAGTCTATTCCGGGTACTCATGCCCAAGGTATTGCAGCAGACGTCCGTATTACAACTTCTTCGGAAAGACATAAGATTGTTAAGGAAGCTATGAACTTAGGTTTTACAGGTATCGGAGTAGACAGGACGTTTGTCCATGTAGACACCAGAGGAAAACCTGCTGTTATGTGGCTTTATTAGCTGTGAGGATTACTCATGTCCAGCCCATCACGAGACTACAAAAAGACCCTAGCAATTCAAATGGACCTCAACTGGGACGGGGACCCAACTCTGGAAACAGAGGAAGAAAAAGAACCCCTAAGGGAAGAAGACTTAAAAGAAATGTCTAAACCACAGGTTGAGCCTACTGAGTGTCAAGCACAGAACTAAACATACAGCTACTACCTTGGCAACAGGAGGTCTGGGAAGACCCCACTAGGTTCAAGATCGTTGCTGCTGGTAGACGTACAGGTAAGTCACGTTTGGCTGCTTGGATGCTGATTGTGAATGCTCTACAGGCTGACAGAGGTCATGTGTTCTACGTAGCACCAACACAAGGACAAGCCAGAGACATTATGTGGCAGACGTTGTTGGAATTAGGACATCCTGTGATCTCAGGGTCCCACATCAACAACTTGCAGATAAAGTTGGTCAACGGAGCCACTATCAGTCTCAAGGGTGCTGACAGACCAGAAACGATGCGTGGTGTTAGCTTGAAGTTCCTTGTGTTGGACGAGTACGCTGACATGAAGCCTGACGTCTTTGAGCAGATACTTAGGCCAGCCCTGGCTGACCAGAAGGGCTGTGCGATGTTCATAGGTACGCCTATGGGTCGTAACCACTTCTACGAGTTGTACAAGTACGCTGAACTAGAGTCCGACGAGACTTACAAAGCATGGCACTTTACAAGCTATGATAATCCTTTGCTGGACCCAAGTGAAATTGACATAGCAAAGAAGTCTATGTCCAGCTACGCATTTCGTCAGGAGTTCATGGCGTCCTTTGAAGCTCGTGGCTCTGAGATGTTTAAAGAGGACTGGGTTAAGTTCTCAGAAGAAAATTCAGAAGAAGGTGACTACTACATAGCAGTTGACTTGGCAGGTTTTGAAGAAGTCAACAAGAAACGCACAAAGAATTCAAAGCTGGACGAAACAGCGATAGCAGTTGTCAAGGTAAGCCCTAACGGTTGGTACGTAGAAAACATCATATACGGAAGATGGAGTCTAGACGAAACGGCAGCTAAAATCTTCCAAGCCGTTAGGGACTACAAGCCTGTCAGTGTAGGCATCGAAAGAGGTATTGCAAAGCAAGCCGTGATGTCTCCGCTGACAGACCTACAGAAGCGGTACGGGACGTTCTTTAGAGTTGAGGAACTAACCCACGGTAACAAGAAAAAGACTGACAGGGTAATGTGGGCGTTGCAGGGCCGCTTTGAGAATGGCTACGTCACTCTGAACAGAGGCGAATGGAACGCTAGGTTCTTGGACCAATTGTTTCAGTTTCCTGACCCATTAACCCATGACGACCTTGTGGACGCTTTGGCTTACATAGACCAGCTTGCAAACGTCGCTTATGACTACGACTACGAAATTGACAACCACGAAATACTGGACGTGGTAGCAGGATACTAAAATATGAGTGATATGTTTGAAGCAGACCCATTGATGGTAGAAGAATCTATTGAAGACTGGGTTATAACCAAGTGTGATGACTGGCGCAACAACTACGAATCTAACTATTCTGAACGCTTTGACGAATACTACAGACTCTGGCGAGGTATATGGGACTCTGACGACAGAGAACGTAAGTCAGAACGTAGCCGTATTATTTCTCCTGCGTTACAACAGGCTGTTGAATCTAACGTAGCAGAACTGGAAGAAGCTACGTTTGGGCGTGGTAAGTGGTTTGACATTACGGACGATTTAGGCGACACAGAGCGTCAAGACGTTATGTTCTTACGCAACAAGCTTATGGAAGATTTTGAAAGCTGTAAGGTCCGTAAGTCAGTGGCTGAGTGTTTAATCAACGCTGCTGTATTTGGTACAGGTGTTGGTGAGATTGTTATTGAAGAAATGAAAGAGATGACTCCTGCAACACAGCCTATTATGGGTGGTGACTTACAGGCAGTCGGAGTAACGATTCAGGACAAAGTTAAAGTAAAACTCAAGCCTGTGTTGCCACAGAACTTCTTAATTGACCCTGTAGCAACTTCCGTTGAAGACGCTATGGGTGTAGCAGTAGACGAGTTTGTTAGTCTTCATCAAGTAGAGCTTTTGCAGGAACAGGGAGTTTACAGAGACACTTATATTGGCCCTGCTGCTCCAGACACTGACTTAGAGCCTGACCAAGACCTGACTATTTACCACGACGACAAAGTACGCCTTACTAAGTACTACGGTCTTGTGCCTAAAGAGCTTTTAGACTCTGCTATGTCAGAGGCTGACGAAGAAGTAGAAGTCCTTACTGAGTCCGAGTCTGAGTCAAAATACGTTGAAGCCATTGTTGTCATTGCTAATGGTGGTGTACTTTTGAAAGCAGAAGCCAACCCCTATATGATGCAGGACAGACCTGTTGTGGCGTTTCCTTGGGACGTAGTTCCCGGTAGATTCTGGGGTCGAGGTGTTTGTGAGAAGGGTTACAACTCCCAGAAAGCTTTGGATACTGAGCTTAGAGCAAGAATCGACGCCCTTAGTCTCACTATACATCCTATGATGGCTATTGACGCAACTAGGCTACCCAGAGGTGCTAAACCAGAAGTACGTCCGGGTAAAATGATACTAACCAGTGGTGACCCTCGTGAAGTACTACAGCCGTTTAATTTTGGACAAGTTAATCAAATTACTTTTGCCCAAGCATCAGCCTTGCAACAGATGGTGCAGCAGGCAACAGGAGCCGTGGACTCAGCAGGAGTTACTGGTTCTGTCAATGGTGAAGCAACTGCCGCTGGTATTTCTATGTCTCTTGGTGCTATTATCAAGCGCCATAAACGGACTCTGATTAACTTCCAGCAGTCGTTCCTAATACCGTTTGTCATGAAAGCTGCTTATCGTTACATGCAGTTTGACCCTGAAGGCTACCCTGTCGCTGACTACAAATTCAACGCCAGCAGTACGTTGGGTATCATTGCCAGAGAATATGAAGTAACACAGCTTGTACAACTGTTGCAGACTATGAAACAAGACACACCGCTGTACTCTACGCTGGTACAGTCCATAATTGACAACATGAACCTGTCTAACCGGGAAGAACTGTTGGCAGCTATGCAACAAGCTTTACAGCCTGATCCTCAGGCACAACAAGCAACCATGGCAGCACAACAAGCAGAACTACAGTTCCAGCAGTCACAGACAGCAGCATTGTCTGCACAGGCTCAAGAGTCGTCTGCTAGGGCTGTTAAGTTGGCTGCTGAAGCTAATGCAGTACCACAAGAGCTAGAGATTGATCTTGTAAACGCCATCACTAGAAACTTACGTGAAGGCGATGCAGAAGACAAAGAGTTTGAAAGACGTATGCGCGTTGCTGAAACTCTCCTTAAAGAAAGAGAAATCAAAGGTAAAGAAGATGCTAACCAACAACGAACTAGAGGTACTCCTGAACCAAATAGAGAAGCACCTCAAGCCCCAATGGGACCGCTTAGAAGCGTTGGAACACCAGATCAAGGAGTTGTCTAGTAGTAAAAAAGACAAAGCAAAAACGACAACAGTAAAAAAACAAAAGTAATCAGCAGCATTTAGGAGGTGATCCAATGCCAAAAGTAGGAAAAAAGAAGTTTCCCTATACAAAAGCAGGACAGAAAGCTGCTAAAAAACAGGCCCAAAGGACGGGCAAAAGGGTCGTAAAGACAGGCAAAAGAAAAAGTTATTAAAAAGCTTGACATTTGCTAATATATGTGTTAAACTATAACTATAGTTAAAACCAGAGGAAAACTATGTCTCCTGAGCTTGAAACTTACTTCAACAACTACAATGAACTTTTTAATCACGAAGGTTTCAAACAACTCGTAGAAGAACTTTCCAACAATGCTAGAAACTTAGCTGACATACAGTCGGTTAAAGATTCAGAAGAACTCTTCTTTAGAAAGGGCCAAGTTGCCGCTTTTGCTACCGTAATCAACTTAGAAGCAACAATTGAAATGGCTAGAGAGCAGGCAGAAGCCGAATCAGAAGAAGAACCTCAGGTCGTAAATGCTTAAAGTTTATGACTTTAAATGTCCTAAGGGACATGTATTTGAAAGGTTTGTAACCGACAACGCTAC